GACCATTATCTGTAACTGTAGAATCTATATATCCGTAAGTCATTAACGGACCATCACCATCTACTCGACTAACAGTTGGTAATGTTTTTTGTATTTTTAGCGCAGTATCACTGATAACATTATCAGAATAGCGTTCAAATGTGGCCACTTTCGCCAAGGTATTGGCTGAGAACAAACTGGCACCATATTGCAATATAGTACCTTGATTTTTTAATTGTGTGTCGGCGTCTTCCACCAGCAAGCTGTAACGATCTGCTTGTGTTTGTCCTACAACTGTTGAGGTAGCCCAACCATCGACTATATGTACGCCAATTGCATTTTGAATTGTTAAATTAGCTTGCGTACCTGGTAAAACTGAACCGCCTAACAAGCGAGCATATTTTAATGTGCTAGCTCGGGCTGGAGTTGCAGGTGTTATAGCTTCATATCCTACTAAACCAAATAGGCCTGTTGCAACCGTAACATTGGCACCGGTACCGGTAACGCCTGGATTAACAATTGTTGCACCTTCTACACCAATCATGCTGGAAATTTTGCCATTTCCAATAAAACGAGTATGCGAATACAATCCAGCATATTCGTCGCTGACTAAAGCGTTGCTATCACTTTGATTTGTGCTTAAATTTTTACTATTGCCAACCAGTTCTGTAACAATAAGATGACCATCTATATTTTGTACCCAGGCATTGTAATTATTGTCAGTAAGTGTAATTTGATATGCTTCCCCCGACATGGCAACAGTAACATTACCACCAAAATTTGGATTAAGTGCTATATTGGCTGTGGTGCTGGCAGCAACTACACCGCTACCAGAAATTTGAACAACGCCGCCAGTATATGTGGCTGGCTCATGTCCAAAATCACTATTGTAAATATTAGTACCGCTGGTGTTATAGAACGGACTAACAGGATATGCTTGTTGTAGTACCGGGCCAGATGTGTCTGTAATGCTGCCACCCAATTGAATGTTGCCAGCTACAAATAAATTGTTAACATTGATGTTGCCGCTAGTAACTGTAATGTTGCCGGCTGTGACATTACCACTGAATACTGCATTGCTGGCTGTGACATTGCCGCTGAACACAGCATTCACAGCTGTGACATTGCCACCTACACTGATATTGCCAGGCAAGGTAAAGTTAGTGTTACTACCACTCATGATTAGATTGGTAGTTACATAATCATCATTGGTATTGTAAACAGCAAACACATGATTACCGGCTGTATCATACTGGGCTTGGTTAATTACTATGCGGCCAAAGTTTGTTCCAGTTACAGTGCTATCTAAGTAACCATATGTCAACGCTGGACCATCATTCTGAGCGCGAGTACCTGCTGTTAATGTTCTTTGTACTTTGAATACATTGAGATTACCAGTGGTGTTAATTACTGGACGATCCACAGTGGTAATATTAGCTCTAGCAGTTGGATTAAACAAGCTAAGACCAGTCTGATATATGTTACCAGTACTGATAATGTTTTGTCCAATTTGTAACAAGTTACCTGTGTTGCTGATGTAAGCACCAGTCTGTATCAAATTACCTGTGTTGCTGATGCTACGACCAGTCTGGATTATGTTTCCGCTGTTTGCGATATTGCCGGTGTGGCTTAATACTGCATCGGGATCTTCACTTAATATACTGTAACTATTGGTTGAATTGCTGGGATTCCATGATGCAGGCAAATGCAAACCAACTGCATTTTTAACAATCAAATTGGCCTGATTGCCACTGGCAATTGCGCCAGAAAACAAGCGAGCATATTCGATTGAACTGGCCGAACGGGCTGTGGCAGGTGTTACATCATTGTATCCGGCAAATCCCATGACAGCACTGGCATATTGTACATTGGCGCTACCGCTGGCCGGGCTAGCATAGCCGGCGCCTACTACACCATTTACACTTGCCACGCGGCCACTGCCTACCAATTGCGCGGTGCCTACCAATGCACTAACAGTCGAAGTTGCTTCACTAACATTGGACATGGTACCCCATGTGTAACCACCACCTTCAATTTCTAGCAATGATTGACTGCTGCGACCTCGCTCGCGACCGACCATGTTGCCCAGCATGGTCATTTGTGTTACATCTAAGGTACCAGTTGTTACACGCTGGCTAGTAATATTGCTAGGCGCTGGAGTAATGCTTACTTGTGCGCTGGTTAAACTGGCCAACACGCCACCCACATTACCATCAACATAGCCGCCTGAATATGTTGGGCCTACAGTGGGAATTACACCATATGCTGTAGTGGAGTTTGCAGAATTGTACAGGCGCGATCCTGCATTATACAAAAGATTTGTCTGTGGATAAGCTTCAATATGTACACGACTATCCACGCTGTCGTATAATGGAAATCCACTTAGGTTTCCATTAAAACTACCGCCACCACCACCACCTGATGAATACGCAGTAATAGTGCTGAGATTGGTATTGGGATCTAATGCAAATGCCACACTAACACTATCACTAAACAATGCAAGTAATGCTTGTGCATTGGTAGGTAAAATGTATGGACTTAGGTTGCCTTGATACAGGCTGGGTGTGCTAATGCTGGAGACATTGGCGTATACCAAATTGCCAGTGGCAGCATACAGCGTCTGGGTGTCAGTACCCACAACTGTGACATTAGAACTATAGCTATATAAACTTGGCATAGGTATTCCTTATCGCGATGAGTATCGTCTATCTTTGCGCGGCTGGAATATACTGGTTAGTCTTGTGTGGCCACCGGACCATTTGCCTTTGTTATTTTGATCAGCAATAATGTTAACCGATTCTTCAAATTTAGCTTTGTAATTTGTTGCATCTACTTCGCTTTTGCGCTTCATATAATAATTGTGTAAGGTACCATATACATAACCTTCCGGGAATGATTGTAACACACCATTGTTGGTTACTGGATCGTTATTGACATCATCAGTAAACAAGAATGGCCATGTTCTGTAATAATACATATTGACTTCTGCGCCAACGCCTAGGGTAGGTAGGAATTGATAGTTTTGGCCTACTTCACTAAACTTGCCACGATACACAGCAGGAGTGTTAAATGGATTCAAATACAATGCTTGAATTAAACTTTCTGTGATAATATCTCTGTCACCAATGCGATCATACACAATCCATGGGCCCATGGTGCCGCTACCCGTAGAAAAGAACAGAATAGGTTTTAACATGTCAGCTGGAATTGGCACAAAGCCACTTGAATCAGCAATACCAATAAAGGCGCTGTCGTAAGGGTTGCTGCGCATGATAGGCAGTTCGATATTACGCATCATGAGTTCAGCTAGAAAAATACATTCCTTGATCTCATTGGTGTTGCTACTGCCTGTAAATTGTTTTACAAATGCAACCAGTGCATCGCCGTCAGGTATTTGATAACTCATTGCTTGTCCTTAATTTAATAGTATTGCGCCTTTGAAGAACTTCTTCTCACCTGATTTAGCAGGATAGGGTACCTCAATAGGGATTGGTAACCGACCATGTGGGTAACATATAAACGCCGGATACTCTTGTTGTACAACTCTATAAAATTGTGCTTTGAGTGTACGGTCTCGTTTGATAGCAGCCCATGGCATGCCGCCAAAGTAATCATCTTGTATTCTCACTGCCAGCACATCAGGCAGTTCCATCCATTTGTAGCCCAATTTGCCATCAGGCATGATAGGTGCCAAGGGATCTGGTAATCCAGCTTCGGCGTCGGTACGATAAGCAGCAACACGGGCTTGTACTTGCTCTACATTCATTTGTTCGCGGCTGATAAAGAATTTGCCATCTTGTCGACCAGTGGTAATGCGCATGTTACCATCTTGACTAAGTGTGGTACGCTCCCAATCGCCCTTCATGGCATTGTAGAGTCGATCATTCTTTAGTAATCCATCTGCTACTCCATTGTGTGCTGTGACCATTCCACCGGTGTCTTGGCGTAAAAAGTTTTCATCATACTCGGGATCAGGGCCTTCTAGTAGGCTTTTGTCTTCATAAGCTAGATCTTCTGCGTTTAATCCGGATAGATCGACATTGTGTAAATTATTGTTCATATAGTATTTAGTCGCAAAGAGAAAGGGCCACACGGGCCCTTCCTGGTCGATTCTAAAGGTTTAGTTTAGAATGTTGCACCACCCCATGTGCTTAGACGCACAACGGTTGCACTTGCACGAGCTGTTACGCTGCCACTTGCAGTACCGCTGGTAGAAATGTTGTTTAGAACACCTACGCCAGCTGGGTTACGAACGCAAAGCGTACCTTCCATGATGTACTGATCCAAACTAGAATCAGAATTTGAGAAGATCTCGTTGTTAGGACCTAGGTCACGCAGGCTACCCCACTGTAGCACTTCTTCATTCAAGAAGTAGATACTAGAGTTGATAGTACTTGTGGTTTGATCCATGATCCAGCTATCAAAGATTTCATAAGTGTAGTTGAAATCACCTTCGTAAGTCTGGATTGTGTCGCCACGCTCAGAATTTACACGGTTAATGCTACGACTTGTAGGCATGAAATCGCTCAAGCTAGTACGCTGACTAGTTGGGCATACGATAGTACGGATTTTTGCATTGAAACGCTGTTCAGCAGCAGTAACCAATTGCTTGTATGTTACAGGAGCAAATTGTTGGTTAGTAAACGCACTCACGCCACTTGCACTGTAGTAGTTGCTACCGTTAGCATTTACAACCACATTACCTGTGTTGCTGGTTGCAGTATCTGCAGTTTCACTGTTGGTGCTGGTAACGAAAGCAGTGATGTTTCCGTTCAAGCAATTCCAACTTTGTGTACCAGCGAAGCTGGCTAGTGATCCCATGCGACGACCTGTTTGTGTAGCACCAGTAAGTTGTGTAGCTGGATTAGAGCTGCTGGCAACACCGCTTTGGCCTGAATACTTGGTACCAACTTGGTCATTACGAACCAATTGTGCTTCCACATCGAACATCAATTCAATCAATTGCTTGACTTCTTGATATGCTTGTGGGTCACCACCAGATTGTTCAACAGCTCTAGCAGTACCTGTGGCACCAACTGTGGTCTGGAAAATCTGTGTGTAGTTACCTAGGTTGGCACGCGAATTGCTAGCTGGTGTAGCTGAACTTACTGCCATACCTTCTTGTACAGCTTGGATAGCTGGTAAGCGGTATACATCGTTTGTCCACAAAGGCAAAGTACTTGCTACTTTACGCTTTTTGGCCATACACATGTTTAGCACTGGGGTGTCATCTTTGACGCGGTTAGAAACATCAAGGTCTAGATCCTTGACGACGATATCGGAAGCATATGCAGTTGTTCCGTTACCGATTTGACTAGTTGTAATAGTTGCCATTATAGTCTCCTTAAAATTGGCTTAAATCGTTTAACGACCTGCTCGAGCACTACGAATTTGGCTTAGTCGTGCTGTAAGCAAGTTTTCTCCGGCTTTCTTATCACCGGATTGGGCTCTTTCACGAAGTTGTGCTATATTATTATCATTTCCACGGCCTGCTGTTGCTGCGCCTCCGGTGCGTTTACCGGTTAGGGCTGCAATGCTATTGCCAGCTGATTTGACTCGGGGCTTTTCTCTGTACTTTAGGCCATCGCGTACCAAACTCATCAAATGCTCATCACTCGAGACGAGATCAATGTTTGCTACACCAGGGACCAATTGTGCATCCTTAGCTTTCCATCCTTTACCTAGGCGTTCGCGCAGTTCATTGTATACATAATCATTCTTCAGTTCCTTATCTGTAAACTGAGCTCGGCTCTGTTGTAAGATAGTCTGGACCTGTTGCTGACGCATACTATAAAACTGATCTACATTTGGCTTTATCTGTTTGATAGTAGCTGCTTGTGAAGCAATGTACTGTTCATTCTGTTGCATAGCACTGGAGATTCTAGCATGTTGTGCTGGGTCCTGTGTCTGTGCAAGTTGCTGCTTAAATGTATTCTGATAATTTTGTGTTTTCACAATCTCATCATACGCTCGCTGTAGTTGCGGACGAACTGTAAATTCCATGGCAAGCAATAACCCTTCGGTCTCACCTGTCTTGTGCTTTACATAATTTTCAAATTCGGCTTGCTGGATTTTTAATTGTCTAGCATCCTCGTGTATCGCTCCGCCTTGACCTAATATAGCTGCGGCTTTCTTGGCGTCGACTATAACTTCCTTACCATTGCGCATAAACTTGAACTTGGCGTTCGGGTTTGTGTCTGCAAAGTCTAAGAAGTCAATAATATCTTCACTAGATGAATCCGAATTGCTTACCTCTTCAGGGGCGACATCTTCTTCATTGCCGGGTGCTGCATCAGCATCTTCGTTGGAATCGATTTCTGGCTCTATGCTTTCGGTATTGCCGTCGACAGTATTATCGACTTGGGTACCTTGGGGCGCCACAGGGGCAGCTTTCGCTTCACCTGTCTCAGTTGGTTTAGACTCTTGTACTACCTGGTTACGCATGGCGGCCATTTTGGTAGCGATAGCATCTAGACTAGGAACTGCGTTTTGTGTGGGTGCCGCACTTTCGGTGTTAGGTCCACTCATGGTTGCTGTTGTCATATTTTCTCTTTAATTATACAATGGGATCCGCAACACCTGTCTGCGCACTTACCACTGTGTTTTTATAATACACTGCTTTTTTAAGCAGTGCTATAAAACCATCCATGCCTGCAATTTGATTGCCAATTGCAATCCTGCAAGCATTGTCGTCTGCTGAGTGACCCTTGATATCAGCTAGTTGGTCACACAATTCAAACTTGTATTCATGTACGAACTGGGCCAGGTCTCGATTCTTCATGAGATTCTCTGCGTTACTGCCCCAGACCTTGACTGCATCAGCTTGCGCTGGCGTCATCTTTTTAATACTATTCGGATTAAGAACCATGCGGTGGTTAAACGCCGCAACCGTCTCTTGGTTTATCATATACTATTCAATTCGTGTTTAATATATTTAGTCCTAATAATTAAGCATAGGCTTTAGCTTTGCCTTCTGCTACTAAACTGTAGCCTTCTAATTGTCTTTCGGCTGTGTTGCCTTGCACATCAGCGCCAATTTGATCAGCTCGAGCATTGTCCAGCTTGGCTTTGGCTGCTTTGGCAGCTATATCAGCCATGGCCGCTGCTTGCACCATCTCGGCTGCTTTGGGATCTGGCTGCGGTTGTGCTGCCATTGCCTGCTTGACCATGGTCATTACTTCTTCTTCAGTAGGCAAATACACATCACAGTCTTTGACACCTAGTGTGTACAAGGTATCTTCATATGGCTTGCGTATCTTCTTAAAGATTTCTGGTGTGATAGCATGTATAGCAACCATTTGTTGCACTTCTTGCATCAGGCCTGTTTGTGCTTGTTTGATAATTTGTAGTCGTTGCAGGCTATTTTCTTCCGACTTCATGCCCATGGCCAATTCAATATGAATCTGTGCTCGTTCGCAGAAGTTCATGTCATCAAAACTTTGTGCATCTAAGAACACAGGAGTCTTGTCCGGGTGAGCATTTTGTGCTAGTTTCTTAACACCGTAATCATCGCCGTACTGTATTAGTGTACGCCACACCAACCAGATAGCGTCTTTTAATCCTGCTGCACAATTGCGCACAGTGTTGTCTTGTATGATCTGATTTGGTCCCATGGCCAATTGTAGTTTAAGGCCACTGTTGCCAGCTGCCATAACTTCAGGATTGAATGTATCTTGTGGTGTGGTCATGCCAACCAGCGCCATGGTGTCTTGTTGCATGCGGTTCAATGCGCTTTCAATAAAACTGATGTTACCATTGGGCACAGGCATGGCCCACACATCTGTCGCTGGATCAAACTTTGAGTCTAGCACAAAGATAGCAGCTTCACCATCCTGCAACATTTCAAAGTCCACACGATCTGGCTTGACACCATATCTAGGCGTTGCAGTCAACAGACCCAATTGTATTTCAGCTCTGTGGCCACTTGTTGCATATTCTTGCATGGGCACTACCGATTCAGCAATGCTCATGCCATAGAAGTTTTGTGCTAGTGGCTTGGGACACATATTGGCAACAGGAATAAATTCAACTTCTTTGGCTGAAATAATGTACATGCCCGAGTATACTGTTTCGACAAGTTCTAATTCGCCATCGCCATCAATATCCCACCGGTTCCAAACTGTCAACACAGTGACCTGGCGACTGTAAGGATCTTGTGCAGCATAACCTGAATTGGGTAATCCATTAATGGGTACACTATCTCTAGCATGCAAGGCCAAGTTGTTTAGTAATGATCCGGCTTGGTAAGCACCCACATTTGAATACTCTGCATATTCTTTAAACAAGTCTAGATCAATTTCTGGATAGCGTTCATATGCTTCAGCAATGGTCATGGGATCATAGAAGCCACAGAAAGGTTGATCTTGAATATTGATAACAGTAGGGTCACACATCCAATAGTGTTGTGCAATAGGACGGAAACGAATATTGATGTTGTAGCCAGTCAGTTTGTACTTGGCTTCATAGCTGGTGTTGCGGCGAATGCTGTCGCGTATCATGCCGGGGCCTTCTTCCAATTGCATGGTTTCAGGCGTAATAGGATCAGCAAGATCTTCTTCTGTAACAGCTTCGCCACCCCCTGCTACACGGCCTGACACATCAATCAAGTCTTGCAACTGTTGCATGATGGCATCATCGCCCATGCCTTTTTGTTGCTCTTGGCTTTCTTTAATTACTGTTTGTATATCTACATCTTTCTTACGCTTGGTCTGGCGTAGTGCGGTTAAGCCAGCGTCGGCAGCTTGTGCTTCAAATGCTTGTAATTGACTTTCTGTTCCTGTCGTGGTTATATAACGCACAATTTGTTCACGCACAGGAGCAATCATCATTTCACCATTCTTGTGCAGCATGGCGTCCATGATCCAATGTTGCAACATAATATGCGGATCATTTTGTTGGTTAATGATCTTTGAGACCATTTGTGTAGCTTGTCTAGCAGCAGCTGAATCATCTTCACCATCCGGCACAAATTCAAAGTTAATTTCACCATTGGGTGCAAGTCCTTTGCTGACCACTGCTGTGACATAATCTACTGTGGGCTTGACCACAGGATGAATATAATCTATGCCGTTTACAGGATCTGTTGATTGCGACACAGCCAGGTTCAAGTAGTGATAGTCACTGGCCCGGTTAATATTGTTCTTGGTTGCTAACAGGCGTAAGTTGGCAGCACATTTTTGATCCAACAGGCGTTTCATTTCTAAAAACTTTTGGTTCTTGCCTTTGGGATTATAGAATTGATTTGTGACTACATTTTTAATATCTAGCATATGAAAACTTCCGTGTTATTGTTTATTTATTGTTTTTATACAGAGGTTCCATCCGGGCTGTATACCTTCTTCCATGGCATGCGATCCGCGTAATTCTTATCGCGATTAATGTATTGTTCACGCACTTCGCGGAATCTATCCCGGGGCCTGCGCCCATCGTAAGGTTCACACCAGTCATTTAAACAACCTAACAAGGCATATCGGGCACTATCAATGCAGTCATCTGGGTCACTGAAGCGGCCCTTTTCATCTACATAATAGTTTTGTGCTTCATTTAGAAACTTGACACAGTTCTCATTGATATGGAATGTGCCAAGTTCAATCATTTGTCGCATGATATTGATACCAAAGCTCTTGTGATTTGTTACTTTGCCTTCGCTATCCGGTGGATTCAGCACAGGCTTTTCAACAACATTCAGTTCATAGCTTTCAAACAGACTGCGTATGCTGTGGCTGCTCATGGTGTAACGACCCTTGGTACTGGCATCCGGTGGCAGCACAATAGGAGTGCCAAACACTTCGGGCCGCATCAGGTGTTGTATCCAAGTCATGGGATTGGCTTCTTCAGTACCTTTAACTACAATCTGGCTGTGTAACCATGCCTCTTGTTCTCTTGCATTGTAGTACATCAGGCTGATAACTGTGGCATCATTGACCAAGCCTAAGTCTAGTGCAATGATACGCTGCATGTCATTCATGTTCTTGAAGTCAAAGTCTCCAGTTTTGTACAAAGGCCAATTGGGTATGCTAAAGATTGCACCCTTGCCCATGACAGGCTTGCCATGCTTTCTAGCATCGCGTTCATGTGGCAAATAATCGCGCTCCAGCTGCTGGCGTGTTTCCAACAACAAGAATGGCTCGCCCCATGGATCATATTCAGGAACATCATCCCAGCTTACACGAATATGATCGTAGCCTGACTCTAGATTCCAAAACTTGCTTACTAGGCCATTAAGGCCTTTGAGTGGTGTAAAGCTACAAAGCACCATGCCTTGTGTTGTAGCAGTTCTAGTCACAAGTTCACTAAAGATATCATCTGGTGGTTGCTCGTCGAATATAACTCCATCCAGTTTGAAACCCTGCAGGTTCCTAACTTCTTGTGTGTAGTTACCAAACAACAGGTAGCTGTTGGTGCCGGAGACATGTCGTATCTCAACGCCTATCACATTGGCGCCATCGTTGCGCATGGTATCTGTTACAATACATGCCCTAGGTATGGCGCCGGTACCCAGGTGATTAACAATCTTGATGTCCTTGGTACCCAACAGTTCATCTTGCAGTACACGAGCTACCTGATCCCAACCTTCACCGGCTACAAACCATGTGGTAGGTTTATTAAATCTGCGGGCTGACTCTGGCCACCACGCAGGATACAAACCGGTAAGATGGTAAGCACACTCTTGACATGTACTTACTGTCTTACCAATACGGTTTGCAGCTAGTATGCCTCTGCGTGTACTAACACCTGTCTTGAAAAACTTTACTTGATGATCGAATGGCCTAAAATATTTCAGCGCATTGTATTCCATATCCTCGGCCACGCTGATGGCCCAGGATTCGAATTGTTCTTTGACTTCTGTGGGCATGGTCCACAAGGTATCAATTTGATAGCCGGATTGGTCAGCGCACCACTTCACAGCTCTACGCATGCGAACATTGGGATCTAACATTTATGCTACAGCAGTGATAGTGCAGCTGGTATTAATATTGTGTAGACTTTCGGCAGCTCTAGTTAAATCTAATATTTCTGCTGTGCCTAGGCGCCATGTTGCAGGGTCTGCGATATCAACGCCATCACGCTTGTCAAGCCCGGCATGCAGGCGCTCCATGACCAAGCGTAGGCAATGTTCAACTTGTCCAGGAAATTTTTCACGAAAGGCCTCCCTATATGCATGGTTAATCTTTTGCATGATCTTGACATCCGCCACTGCCCGTGCAGCTTGGTCATTGACTTCGCGGATGTCTCTCATGTCAAGCAGCCCATGGATTATCTAATGCTTCTTGTTGCATGTAAGCAAAGTCGCGATCAACCCATGTTTCCCATACTGAACTGGTGTTAACAGGTTGGCTCTTTAGCAAGGCACGCAGTTTCTGTCCGGTAGGAGTTGTGGTACCATCTGTGCGCACAATCAACAACTCTGGCGTGCGTGGATCGATCCATTTGATATACTCAGGCCGATTGCGTCCATACTTGTCAATCTTCTGACCCATTTCTTTTTGGCACAATGGTCCTTCAATTTCATATGTGATAACACCATTCAGGTACTTGCGAAAGCATACACT